AACCACTTTCTGGCCGGTCGTCTGTATGCCGGCACCCAGTTCTTTGTAAATGATCTGCGCAATGTCGCTGTCCAGACCGCCGTAAACAACAGCTTCAATGCTGTGCGGCGGCAGGCCGTAGTCATCCACATCATCAGTATCATTTTCAAACACCTTTGCTTCCATGATGCCATCAACATTCTGGAGCAGGGCGGCACGGATGCTGTCCGCATTCACGCCGCCGGCATAGTCCACGCTGGCATAGTAGCGGTCGCGGAATTCTTCATCCGTTTCCCGTTCTCTACCGCCAGTAAACGCCGCCGGGTTTGTTACAGCCGTAATACCGGCTACCGAGCCGGGGTTTGTGATGGTGGTGATCGTATCCGCCGCCACATTACCATCCGGGCCAGTGCTTGTGCAGCGGAACGGCACCATGACCGTACCCTCTGCACCAATTTCAGTATCCGAAACAGCAAAGAACTGGATGCCGGCCGCAGTTTCAACCAGCCATCCCGCCGGTACTATGACCCCCGGCGGGCCAGTCACCATGATATAGCCGCTGGCTTTCTGGGCAGACAGCACACGTAGGCCGATGGCTCTACCGAGGTTCAGCAGCGAGGTGCCAACCGCTGTGTCCACAAAGCGGCTGTTGTAGACATCTTCCAGCACAGAGAACAGGATATTGAGTATCCATGCAAAAATGCGCAGGAACAGGCCGAGAGGGCTTCTGACGGTCAGGTTCGCCGTTGCCCCAAACAATTCCCTCGCTTTATGCTCCAGAGCATCCAGCAGTTCATTGTATGTCGGGCGGCGGAAACCAGCTGAGGTCAGGCCCCATCCGTATTCATCCACCAGTATTCACCTCCACTCTGATTGTTTCGCCATTGTACAGGACACCCGAAAATTCCACACCGAGCGCCCGGCCATCGGCCGTCATGGAAAGAGAACTGATTTCCTGCACATACGGTTCCTGAAAAATGCTCGACCGCACAACGCTGTCCGCTTCATCCACCGCTTCACTGCGGGGCTGCTGCACAACACGTTCCCAGTCGGTTCCATGATCGGTATTGAGTGGAAATTCGCCTTTCCATGTCAGAAGATTGTTTCTGACGTTTTGCGCGATCGCTTCTGCATTCTCACGGAGCATCAGCATCCCATTGGCATCAAAGCACAAATCTCCTGTTTGAGGATCCAATGCCAGAACAGTAATGTTTGCCATTCTTCCCCTCCTCAGGGCAGCGGGGCCGACGTGTTGCCGTTCCTGCTGTCCGTGTGTTTGTGGTTGACAAGGCTTATCGTTTTGGCGATCACGTCATCCCGGACTTTAACTTTGCCCTGAACTTCCACATCGCCCTTGATTTCCACCTTGTCCTGTTTCACTGCCACATAGATCCCGCCGCCCTCGGTCGCCATCACAAGGCAGTTGTCCGGCAGTCCAGACAGCGGGTTAGATGCCGGCACAAATGCACCGATAAAAACGGCATCTTCATCAGAGTGGTTGCGTTCCGTGTTCGGCTCGCTTTCTTCTCCAGATGCCGCAATGCGGTCAATATCGTGGTCGATATAGAGCAGCACCCCAACATCCCCCGCTTTGTAGCAGGGGCGCAGGACAAAGCCGCCGCCCCGAACCAGCGCGACCGGGACAGACAAAATCTGCGGCTGGGTACGATACACGCCGGCATCCAGTGCTTTGGAAAGCGGCTGCACATCAACCCGCATGGCCGCAGGGTCAAATTTTTCCACCCGGCACAAGGCTCCAACGCGGACATTGGCCGCCTGTTCACGGCGCTCCTGATCTCTCAGATCATATTCTCTTTTGCCGTTCATACAGGCTTCACCTCAATCGTTGTTTTCCAGTCGCCATCCGGGCATCCTGTATGCTGACCGCCTTTGATAAGGTGGTTTCCATTCAGAGTATCCGACTTTATTTTCACCACATCCGCCGGGGCCAGATGGTAGTTCAGCAGGCATTCCCGCTTATAGGTGACCTCCTGCTTTTCTTTTCCATCCTTGACGGTCGTTTGGCGGGTTGTTGTTTCGGTGCGGTCCGTGGCTTCCGCTGCCTGTAACAGCCCCGACTCAGCACTGAGGACGTATCCTGTTTTCGTGCCTGTTTTGGGGTCATTGATGGTAACAATGCCGTTTCTTATGAGGAAGCGGCTCTTACAGTCAGAGGTCACAATCTCCGTCAGGACATTTTTCACCTTGCCCTTGCAGACCTTGCCGCGAGGGTATTCTTTATCCACCGCCAGTTCCATCGTTCCAACCTCAAGCCCAAAAATATTGAGCAGGTCTTTTACTATGGCGCTGGCTTTGCTCCCGGCGGTGTAGGTTTTGTTGACCTCTTTCGAGAGCCATTCTTCCAGAGCTTCAGCGGCCGCAATGGTGGTAATGACCTCTGTGCCGCTATGCTTGTCCGAAACCTGTGAAACTTTCCCGGTGAATATAGCACCTATGTCCCCCTCATATCCTGCATTGAGGATAATCGGCATTCCTTTTTTGATGCTGTTGCGAGTGGCCGGAGATAGGTTGTAGGCTTCGATGGTCGCTGTTCCCAGTTTTTCGCTGTCCTCAAATGGCACCGTAAACTTGAAATAGAGATCATCCATGCCAAACCGCTTCGACCCTATTTGCAAGGTCGCTTGACGCTTCCAAAACTTCACGCTGCATTCCTTTCCCAGAGGTACAGCCGAACTTCTTTGCCGAAATTTTCAAATGTGACCTCCGAAATATCGTCGCCGGTCAGGCACAGCGGCATAATGACCGGCACCGGGAAGCGCTCATCCTCCACGCTGTTGAACAGCGGTCGGCCATATCTCACAATATCACCGTACACCAGCACTTCACCTGTGCTGGCAATCGACAGATCTACCGTAAAGAAACCGCCTACCTCATTGTAGCGGATGCTGAATGCAAACGTCCTGTCGCCCAGCTTGACGGAGAACGTATAAGGCACCTTTGACGTGTCAACATCAATATAGCTGACCTCATTTCCGAGGTCGATGAGTTTCAACCCCTCCATAGCTTCACTCCTTTACGCGGCGCTGTAGGCCCTTGTCGTGCGGCCAGACGGCCCGCTGCTGCTTGCCGCCTTGTTCGCATAGCTGTTGACATAAGAGGAATACGCGCTGGAGGAAATAGTCTGGGACACCGTTGTATGCAGACCATCGGCCGTAGTCGATTTTGTCTGCGACTTGCTGACCTTTTTTGAAGCGTTGGCATCCTGTGCGGACATCATCTGCTCACCGCTTGCCACATACTCTGCGGATACCCGGTTGATGACCTTGAGGCTTACGGTGAACTTTGAGCCGTTTTTATTGTCAGCGCTTATGTCGGATTTGAACGAGGTTATAACGCAGTCAGAGATCCGGGTGCGCCCGGTATACTCAACCACATCTTTTTCTTTCCACATTCTTTCCAGAATATCGGACTGATCTTCGTCAAGAAAAACACCCGTAATGGAAAAGACCACCGGATCATTGATAACATGGTCGTTGATGTCGGAACCCTTTTCCACCGGGTTTGACGTAACCTTGCTGCTGCGCTGGACGCTTTCCGTTACGACTACGCCGGTCTTTTCAGCGTCAAGGCGGACCGTCCCGCACTTTTCGCCTGTAATGGTGTATGCCACAAAATCACCCCCTACTGTGCATACGCTCCCTGCAGGGTGCGCTCGTGATATTCTTCCTCTTTCTTCTCCTGCCAGAAATCTTCCATCGCCTGTTTTACCCGGCGGACGATTTCTTCAGCATCGGCTTTTGTGGTTTCCCCGCCCAGCGTGATGCTGATGGTCGGAGAGAAAGTAGAATGATCCTCATAGGTTACGCTGGAGCTGCTGGTAGAGTTGTTGATAATTTCATCTGTCTTGTCGGCCGGGATAATTGCGGTGCCGGACGGCAGATATGCCATTTCGCCGCCGCGCTCATTGATGTGTGTCCAGCCGCCCTCAAAATCATCTGTGCCATCAGCATTGTGCGGAATGTTCGCACTGCTGCTCAGATTGATATTGATGCCGCTGACAGCATCAGCCGCAGACAAAATTTTCTGGATAGACCCGATGATGTTTTCTGCGCCCTCGGATGCCGCCTTTTCCATGCGGTCCCAAGCATTTTCTGCATCAAGGGTCATGCTCGCATAGGCAGTCTCTGCATCCTCTGCCATCTGCCCGTAATTCTCGTTGGAGATTTCGCGGGCAGCGGTTGCTGCCTCAGAAACAGCTTCCTGCGCTTGCTGGGAAGCCTGTGAAACGCTGGAGGAATACTCCGACGTGTCAACCGCCAGCGAGGTTTCCGTGCCAGCAGCACCGTCCAAATCGCTGACAGCGCCGGTTAGTTCCTGCACGGCATCGGTGCTGTCCTTTGCCCCGCCGAACAGCCCGCTGAACCAATCGACCACTGCACTCACGCCGCTGGTGAAAAATCCGAGCAAATCACTTACCCAGCCCACCACAACGCCGAGTGCATCGGCGATTACCCCCAGCACCGGCGAAATGTAGTCCAGCACCGGCACGACCACGCCGGACAGCACAGAACCCGCCGCTTCGATGAGCGGGGTCACCACCGGCAGGATATTTTCTACGATTTGCAGGCCGAGCCGAATTATCGGCTGTAGTGCCTGAATCACAACTTGCAAAATATCGGTCAGCGGCGGGATGATCGACCCGGCCAGCGTCGATACCAACGAGCCGAACACAGGGAGAATGTCCGTCAGGAGCGGCATAAACGCATCTGCGAGAGGGCCAACCATATCCGCCGCTGACCCAAGAGCCATACCGAGGACAGGGAGTAGATCCTCGGCCAGTTCTTGCAACACAGGCATCAGGGGCTGAACCACACGATAGTTCAGCTCATCGAAAATATCTCTTAAAGGCGGAAGCGCATTCGCCGCCAACTCGCTGATAATTCCAGCCAGCGGCGGCAAAATTTCCTGTGCCAGATCTCCGATGATGCTCAGGACTGGCCCAGCTGCATCAAACAGAGTTCCCAGCGTGGAAATCAGGGATGGAAGAATGCTCTGTGCCAGATCGGAAATGACCGGCACCGCGGCGCTCATCCCATCTGCCAGAATTCCAACAAATTCAAGTAGTGTCGGCTCCAGTTCCGGCCATTCATCCAGAAAAACGCCGACCATATCTTCCAGCGCCGGGGAAAATTTTTCTCCGGCATCGGCCATGAAGTCAGCCATTTCGCCTTTCAGCGATTTGATGGAGTTCGTCAAACCGCCGGTCTGCTCGACCGCGGCTTTCTGAATGTCGCCGCTCTGCTCCAGTATGGCATTGAGCCTGACCTGAGCCATTGCGGCATCATCCAGAGCATCAATATTGGTGCCAAGCCCAAGAGCTGCGGCGCTGTTCTTCAAGGCCGTTTTGTCGAGGACAATCCCGTACTCATTCAGAGCATCGGTGCTGCCACCGATCGCACTCTGGATGAGCGACAGCGCTTCCGAATCGTCCATGCTGAACGCATTACCAAAGTCATACGCCAGCGAGGTTGTCATTTCAGAGAGGTTTTCGGCCGCAGCAGCCGTAATGCCTAACTCGTTATACATGGCCTTGTTGGAGACCATGAAACTCTGGACTTCGGCAGTACTCCGATGCACTGCGTCAGCGTAGTTATCCGCCCATGCGGCCGCTTCCTCGGAAAAAGAGCGGCCAAATTTCTTTGAAGTGCTTTCGGCATCAGAGAATGCGCTCACCGCCGCCGCACCAAACTGCTTGAGCAGTTCGATGCCGCTTTTTATGGCTTCAAAGCCAACAAAAGCCTTGACCGCCCCGGATATAGCTTCTTTGATTTGGTTGCCGGCATCTTCCCCGGCGGCACCCATTTCCGCAAGATGGTCTCCGGCATCGTCCGCGCCGTCTGCGGTTTCATCCTCAGATTTTTTCGCCCGGCGAAGTGCGGACACCAGCGTACTGCGGATGATTTTTATAGGGTGCTGGAATGCCTTGCTGATGTTTTTTGCATTTCGGACCATGTTGTTGGCGAAAACTTCTGCCCGTTTCTTGGTAAAATCCATCGCCCCAGTCACGCCGCTCCGAAAAGACTTCGCAATGCTCTGTCCGGCATCAAGACCATCGGCCATCGCACCCTTGAATGAGGTGCCCATGTCCTGCGCCGACTCAGACGTTTTTTTGATCTGTGCCCGAAAGCGCCCGGCAGCACCGCCGGAGTCATCCATTTCATCACGGAAACTCTCGGCGGCCGCTTCTGCGGCCTGAGCAGCTTCTTCCACCCACTCAAGCCCCTCTGCGGTCATATTCCAATGACCCGCCGCCTTTTGGGCCGCATTGCCCGCTTCGGATGCACTGGAAGCCATATCATCCAGCCCACCCGAAGCATCACCGACAGCTCCGGTGAAGCGCTCGGCCGCTCCCTGCCCCATCTGGCAGGCAGAAACCGCAGATGCACCCATCTGCTGCGCCCCAACTTCAACCGCCCCAATATTTTCTTCGAGGGTTTCAACCTTTTCACCGAGGTTATCAACAGAGGTTTCAGCATCAGCAGTATCAAAACCGATACCGTATTGCAGGTTACGCGCATCATCCATGTGGTTTCACCTCCCGATGCGCAAAACAAAAAGCCGGCTCTTGAAAAGAGTTCGGCTCTCATTTTGTTTTTGCTTCTTCACGCCACTGTTCTACCCACAGGCGTTTGGCCTGACGGCACTCTTGGTACTCCGCCAGATCCATTTGACGCAGTTCTGTGTAGGTCACGCCATTGCCAGACCACACCATGCACCAAAAGCCCTTGTTGACTTTGGCTTTGTGGGCAGCGTTGGCAATGTCCAGTTCAGCTGCGAAGAAACTGCTCGATGGCGGAGATCAGCTTTTCGGCGGTCTTCAGGTCTTCGTTGTCGTCAAAGAACTCCATGCCCTTTGCCTTGACCTCAGCAGGTGCCACAACGCAGTTCTTAAACATGCCATCCATGTACTTTGCGCTTTTGCGCTTTCCGCTGCCGGTGTTGCCGCACTCATCGTTGAAGTCGTAGTACCACGAGGGCGAAACGCTCTGGAGGGTGAATTTCTGCTCACCAATGGTGATTTCCTTAGTCTTAGCCATATATTTTCGGTAGCCCCTTTCAGATAAACTTTTTGGACGCTCTGGCCAGTTTGTTCCGGCCATAGCTTAACGATAATTCAGAGACGGCACAAAGATACTGACCGACTCAGAACCGATCTCCTTTGCGCGGGTGATGTCAGGCGGTTTGATGACGCGGCAGCGTTCCTCTGCCACATTGACCGATGCCGAATCGTTGGCATCAACGATCATCACAGAGACTTCCTTACGCTTGAGCGCAAGACTGCGGACATACGGCAGGCTGGACGAAGTACCCATCAGCGTAACAGTGATGGTGCCGCTCTCATTCGCATTTTCGTTGTATGCCACATCGCCCTTTACGCCGACCTGCGTAGTAACAGTGTCTTCGTTGCGGGCAATCGTGATCATAGAGTCCGAAGCAAAGCCGGTAATGATCTTGCCGTTCATCACCAAATTAACCTTTTTCGGGTCATAGGATGCAACTTCGATATTACTTGCCATGACAGATTCCTCCTTTCTTAGCCATTCAGGGTGACGCGCAGGGTGCCGTTGACCTTGACGCTGTGAACAGCGCCCTCCAGCTGGGCACTCCACTTGATGTCGGGCATCTGGCGGTTGCGGGCCTGCTCATCGGTCGCATCTGCCCGCTTGGGGATCACAACCGTGTACACGCCGGTGTCATCCTCCGGGTCAGTTGCAATAATGTGCAGTTCCACAGCCCGGTTGAGTGCCGCGAACACGCCGGCCGCAACCAGTGCGAAGCCGTCATCCGTGTAGGCAATCTTCTTGTTGGCAATGAAAATCTCATACAGATTTTCGCGGATCTGATGGGTGATGTAGTCGGCACCCAGCACATTGTCGATGAAATTCCCATCACCGCAGATGCCGTTCTTCATGTACTCGTGCTTATACTCCGCTGTCATAAAATTGACGCGGTTCTCCTCCAGCAGGTCGCGCTCACTGTCGCGGAGGTCCGCAACACTCACGCCGTCCGGCACTTTCCACTTCCATGTGACGCTCTCCGGCCAGAACGGACCGACACTGCCGACCCATGCTGCATCCGCCCACTCGGCCAGATTATCAGCATAGGTAACAACGCTGCGACCATACTCGTTGACATATTCCTTGTCGTTGGTCTGGCCGAAGTAGAACTTGCGGTGATCTTCCACACCGGCACCCAGCGCTGCTTCCGTGGGTTCCGTGCTTTCCGCCCACTTGCACAGGGCAGTCACGCAGACCGGGTCGGTAACGTCGGTCAGAATGAAATACCAGTCATCGTTGTGGTCGCGCAGGTCTTCGATGGCGGCAATGAGGTTTTCGGCCTTAGTGGTATCCGCCTTGCCTACGGAAACCGACACGACAGCGCCGCTCAGGCCCATATCCTCGAAGCAGTCTGCATCCTTGTACAGGCTGATGCTCTCCGCATAGCCAGAAACAGCCGTGCGGGTGGTACTGGTGTAGGTCACGGTATTGTCGTCCACCGCAGCGGTGAACTTCACACCATCTTCCTCAAAGGACGTTCCTGCGAACAGCTTTGCCAGCCCGGTGCAGTCCACCGGCACTTCCTCGCTGGTGGTGATCTCCACCACAGCCTTGCCGCCGATTTTGGCATAGTAGGCGGTGCTGGCTTCCAGCGTTTCGGTCGGCATATTTTCGCCGAATGCAATTTCAATGCGGGATGCAGTGCCGCCCACATTCTGAGGATTTTCGATGCCAGCCACACGCACCTTGCGGATAAGCGTATCTGCAAGGGTGTTATCCTGATTGAACATCTTGTCTGCCATGGCCGCGACCTTTTTCCCCGGAAATGCCGCCTTGAGCTTTTCAAGGTCATTGTAGGTCGCCATGTCAGCCGCGCCCTCGGTCGAGAGCAGCAGGATGTCCAGCTTTTCCGCCGCCACGGTTTTTGCATCGAGCGCGGTAAAAACCTGAATATCTTTCATCCAATTCAGTCCTTTCCTTAAATTTTGATTTTTTCGATGGACGCGGTTTCGCGCTCATCAATGCGGGTATACCGAATCTGCACATCAAAGCCGACCCGCCGGGCGGCTTCGTCCACAAGAAGCGTTGTGCGGTCCTGTGCCTGGCCCACATCAACCACCGTCACACCCAGCGCAAGGAAATCATCCTGCCCGGCGTGCTTAAAATAACTGATAGCCTTATCAGCGACCGCCCACGCTTCATCCTCACCGTTCACCGCAGAGCCATCCTCCGCAGTGCGGTTTTGGCTGCAAAAGGTGAACGAGAATGTAGCCGAGGGCATTTCCAGCCGAGAAATCTTCACGCCCTCGGCAACATCAGCAATCTCATAGTCACCCATGCCACCGTCCGGGATATACGGTGCAGTTACCGTATAAATACAGAACGGCGGCTCAGCTTCTGGCTGGACCTGATTTGACAGAATGACTGGGCATCCAATGTAATCCCACAGGCTAGAGATCAGGCGGTTCCGCAGTTCCCTGAAATTCATTTCGGGTTGCTCTCCCCTTTCTTCTCAACCATGTAGCGCTTCATCGAATGCACCGGGCCGTGAGTCAGCTCCTGCTTGACCGTATAGATCTGGCCGTCAAACCCATCCCGGAACTGGGCGCCCACCTGCAGGGTGTGCCCATTCGTATAGACTTTCTGAGCATTGAGCGTATAGCTTCCGCTGTCAATGTACTGCAAATCCTCATTGTTCAGCGGCATCACAACACCCTGAAAAACAGTTTCGACCGTTGTTCCCGGCTTCCACTGTCCGCCCTGCTCCTTATCATAGCCGCCGCCCTCGGTATGCACCTCGTACATACTGTGCAGCAGGCTTCGCGGAATCTGCGGCCCTTTCCATTTTCTCATAGATCAGATACCCTCCACGCTGTACGAAATGCTGTTGTACAGCCGCCCTGTATCAAACAGGGGCTGATACTGGGTGCTGGTCAACTGCGTTGTAGCAGACTTTGGCGGTGACAGCTTCGTGTTGAAGTAGTCGTGGGTCATTTCGACCGCCCACTTTCCGATGTAGTCTGCCGCCTCCTGAGCCGTCCATTTTTTCAAAATGATGCCATCCACAGCTTCTTTGCAGATATTTTCCAGCGTGGCCTTGCCGGTGTCGAAACTCGCTCGGATGAAACTGCGTTCCGGGATGGTCACACTGTCCACCAGCATATACATCCACTCGTAGTCCTCATTCGGGCGCGGGTCTTCTTCGCCGCCGCTCGGATGCTTTTTTGCATCATGTTTTTCCTGCTTCTTTCTACCGGGGGCTTTCTGGGGATGCTTTCTGTCGCGTACCAAAAAGCCATAGCCGGGAGAAATGGGAATAAACCGCAGGTCATTGAATTTGCGGGGACTGCCAGCATTCTTCGCTTCCATATTCAACGGAATAGCCAGATGCTTGACATTCTTCGCACTGATCGTCGCTCCATATTCATGCACACCGGCAATCATCAGGATGTCGCTTCCCGCGTCTCCCAGAATACCCACATGAATACTCACGCCTTGCAGCGCTGTCAGTTCCCGCTTGATGCGCTCCATATCTGCGCGAAATCCATCTTTAAGGATTTTCATGTTACCACCGCTGATACTTTGAAATCACGGACTGCCATGTTTCGCTGATATTCTTATCGAAAGTCCAGCTCACATCGGAGATAGAGAACGCCGACAGCCCGGCGGCATCATTTTCAATGATGGCCCACTGCTGGGCGATCATGTACCAAACAATGGCTTCCATATCTGCCGGGAGCGTGGCCGGATGGTCTTCGGTGGCATCTTTCGGCAGAATATACCCGGCCACATACTGCACCTCCAGATATTTTCTGGGGGCAATGTAGTCATAGGCCAACCCGCCGATGTGCCCGCGGTATGTCCATCCATCTTCACGGAACAGAACCCCAATCTCGCCGGTTTCGTTGAAATCGAAGTCCGTAATGGTTTCCCCGGTGAACGTGTCCGTGATACGTTCCACACTGACAATGGGATACTGCTCCAGCGACAACTGCTGCGTTCCAGTACCACAATATCTTTGCCGGTAGGTGCTTTTCCCCAGCTTTCTTCCCAGCTGAGTTTCCAGCCACGCAGATGCCGCATTGATAAGCTGCACAAGGGTTGCGTCCCGCTGTGCATCTTCTTCCGCCGGGTCGATGCCGAGCGAGGTTTTCAGGGCATCCAGAGTGGTGAGGGCATTTTCTCTCAGTGTTACGGCCAACACGACACCTCCAAATAAAAGCCCTCTGACAGGCTTTCCCCATCAGAGGGAAACTTTACTGAGCGCCCTTTTCCGGGGCTTCCTGCGAATCCGCAGGCGGGGTTGCGGCGGTCTTCCGCTCCTTTGCATGAACTGCTTTGTTCTCAGCAGGGCGCGGGGCGGACTTGGGCGGTTTGAACATTCTCGCCATCATGCAGCCCTCCATCAGATACTTTCCTTGACAGGGCAGTTGGTGGCATCACCCAGCGCCAGCGCACCAATGGTGCCGTTGGTGGCGGTGATCTTGACGCAGGACTTGCAGCCGATCAGGTCAATGTCGAGGTTCGCCACAGCCTGAGCTTCGGCTTCGTTCTCGATGACGGCCTCGCCATCCTCGTTGACCGGGTTATCAACGAAGATGCGGCTGTCCTTGACCGGCTCATACGGACCGGCGGTGCTGTCGGCGGTTTCGACCTTGATGGTGGCCGTCTGGGATGCTTCCACAGTAACAGCCAGCACGGCGCTCTCATAGCCGGTGCGGTCAACCACATTGCCGCTGGCAAACGGCAGGACGGTGACGGTATCAAACAGTGCTCTTTTCATAGCAGTCTTCCTCCTCAGATAACCTTGATATTGTGGACGTAGGCGAAGCTCTCAACATGGCGCACGCCAATGTCATCGTACATCAGCGCACGGGTGCCGGTCAGATTTTCCTCAAAGGCGTTGTGCTGGACACCGTTCTCATCCGTCCAAGTACCGTCCAGAGTGGTGTAGGTCTCCAGACCCATCTGATCGCCGATCATCAGGTCTGCCCAGTTGCCGAAGAACATTTCGGTGCAGCCGGTCTTGCTGTCGGTGGGGATCTGATTGGAAACCTTGTACGGCATGCCGAGGAAGTTACCAGCGTTCATCTCGTCGCGGTAGATGTAGTCGCCAGTGGTGGTCTTGATGTTCTTGAGATAGCCCTCCATAAAGGAGTTGAAAGCCCAGCCCAGAGCCTGATCGTCCACGTTCTTGCTCATAACCAGCGACTTCACATAGACCGGGAAATCGGCGGTCAGCTTGCCGTCTGCGGCATACTGGGCATCCATCTTCTTTGCGTCGATCTTCTCAATGCCGGGGGTGTTGGCAATGCCGGTGGGCTGGAACTCGCCGCCGGTGCCGTACAGAGCGCCCCAGTCAAGGCCGAGCTGCATACGGCGGGACAGATCAGCGGCGAACAGTTCATCGGCGCTATACTTGGTGCTCATCAGCAGTTCGCGGGTCTGGGGCACAATAGCTTCCAGACGCTTTGCAGACAGACGCAGGTTGCCGAATGCAGGCTGGGTGGAAGCGATCTTGCGGCCCTCACCGCCCCACATAGCGCGAGTGCCGGAGGTCATGCGAGGGATGTTCAGGTTGCCGTTCTCCAGCGGAATGGTACGTGCACCCAGCTCCTTGATAACAGTCTTGCTGTACAGCAGTTCGATGACCTCATCCAGATAGACTTCCGGGATCAGGAAGCCGCCAGCGGTCGGGTTGGTGGCAGACATGGCCTTGAACTCGCGGGCCATGGACATATCCTCGTAGTACTTCTTGGCGTAGAACTCAGCACGTTCCGGGTCATGCCGGCCAAAGACATCCAGACACTTGATGGCGCGGGCGAGGTTCACCAGCGGGGGCACACTCTTCTGCTGCTTCTTGGCGGAAGCGGTGCCGCCCATGAACAGGCTGGAGTACTTACGCTGGGCAGGGGCGGTGCCGGACTTCACCTGACGGCGGAATGCAGCGGACTTGCGGCGCTTGGCATCATCCTCAGAAGCGGCTTCGTCGTCATCCTTTTCATCAGAGTCAGCCTCATCGTCATCCTTGCCCTCGGAATCGGCTTCATCATCGTCCATGCCCTCATCTGCGGTCATGGCATCGATAATCTCAGCGGCCTCCTGAATGACTTCATCGGCCGTCAGGTCGCCGACTTCCTCACCGGCATCCTTGCGGGACTTGCGCTTCTCGTTGGCATTGTCCACGGCCTGTTCGATAATATCAGCCATGTCCTCTGCGGTAATGCCATCCAGCGCGGCGGCAGCATCGCTACCATCATCGCCGGTATCGTCCTCCTCGCCCATGGCTTCCTTGACGGCACCCTTGATGAGGTCTTTCAGTTCATCGGTGCCCACCTTCATAGACTTGATGGCGGCTGCGGACTTCTTTCTGTTCTTCAGACGCATTGATTTTTCCTCCTGTGTCAAAAAATAATTTCTACAGTTTTCTTCGGAACGGATTTCCGTTCCACGGACTTGTGTGCGCTTACCGGGGGATGCACCTTGCCGTTGTCACCCTGCGCTTCCGAAATGATCTTATCCAGCAGCTTTGTGGCGGCTTTCATGGACGTGCAGGCATCCTTGAGGGACTTCATGCGGGAAGCAGAAATTTTGCGCCCAGCCTTTACCTCGGTAACGATGGCCTGTGCTTCTGCTTCGATGCGGGTTGCCGCATCATCCGATTTGTGGTCCGTAATGACCGCCTGTTCGTTCATTGCCCATGTGACAACGCTGATTTCCCAGAGCTTGACTTCGCGGAGGTGGCGGATGCCGTTCTCATCGTAGTCAAACACGACCGGGTCATAGCCGATGGAGAGTTCGCACAGAACGCCGTCATGGATCAGCGTCTTCACATCCCTGCCGAGAGTGGTATCACTGATTTTTGCGCTCATAAAAAGACCTTTTGCATCCTCGCGGAGTTCGGTAGGAATGCCGATCGGCAGCAGACTATCGTTATGCCCGGACAGGATTTTCACCCGGCCGATGCCCTCGGCGATGGTCTTCGTGAAGGCACCCGGCTCAATAATGTCGCCGCCGCTGTCGATATTGGAGAACACAGCTCCATAGCCGGAGAATGTGCCCTCTTTATCGTCAAAGCCCTCCAGTTCAAACTCCACGGTTTTGTACTCGGTCTTTGCGCCCTTGTGCTTTACTCCCCGTGCAAGGGAGCGTTCCCATGCGCTTTTCCCCACGCGCTGGGAATAATAAGACGGCGATACCCGCAGATTTGCAACTGCCAGCTTCGCCGTCATTGTGGGGTCATCATGTGTAACATCGACCGTTCCTGCCTTGGTACCGTGCCGGGCAAGCTCTGTGTTCATGCCGTTCAGCAGGTCTTCCAGCTGGAATGCTTCCTTTTTGAAGTCAATGCCGATGGTCTGTGCAGCACGAGCTGCATCTTCTCGCGTGAATACCACTCTCACGCCCTCCTTTATCTGTTGTAGGTGACGTAGCACCTGCATTTGATGGTTTCGCGTGCAGGCCCCTCCGGGTCGCAGGGATACCGCAGGCCATTGGAGAACCGGGCATCGATCGGCACGGTCTCTCCGTCCATCTTGACATGGTTCGGACCGCCATTGGAACCATCACGAGGGTTCTTCTGCGGGCGGTGATGCCACGTCTTTGTGGTGGCGCCGCTTTTCTGCATCATGTCATAGTGGCCGGTCTCCAGCGTCATCACGGTTTCCTGATCTGCAATGAGCCGCGCCCTGCTCCGGGTCTGGATCTCATACTCCTGCAAAATCTCATCCGCCATCTTTTCGCGGCCAATACCGGCTTCAATGCCATTGGCTACAATGCGGGAGATATTTTCCTTGGTGGTCTGTGTCACATGACGGACACGCTGCCCACCATGGAGCTTTGCCTGACTGAGCAGCTCCGGGCGGTCAACACCGCGGATATTGTAGGCCTGTTTTGCAATCCGAGTACCCTCATCATAGGTCTGCTTCCAAAGCGGCTTGAAGATTTCCTCCATTGCCGTTTCCTCAGACGGCCAGTTGATAAGGCCACCAATGAACTGCTCCACAAGATTTTTCTGCTCCTGCTCACCGAGGGCAGACCATGCGGCGCTGTCTTCCACATGGTTTTCCGTGATGTAGGGCATCAAAACATCCCACACGCTCCAGTCTGCTTTCTCAGTGCCGCTCAGAGAGCCGGAGAGCCGCTTTTGCTGTTGCTTGAAGAACTTCATCGTGGCAACTTCAAACTTCGCTCTCTGGGCTTTCTGGGCGGCCGCCAGCAGATTGCCGATGTTCTGCGTGCGGGATTTTTCTTCATGCTCACAGCGGTCACTCATAAACAGCATCCCGCCGGTATCTTCATCATCCGTGACTTCGACTTCATCTGTGCTTTCCTGCATCAGGTCGGTCGTCACCTCCGCCGGGTCATCGTTGGAGCCGATGAACATATCGGAAATGGTGATCTTGAAACAGTCACCGCCGGTCTTGCAGGGTTCCATGCCCAGCAGTTCGCGTGCTTCATCCTTGGTCAAAAGCCCGGCATTCCAGCCGTCAATGCCTTTGGCCTTGTCAAATTCCTGCGAGCGCGGGACCACATCATCAAAATGCCAGACAAGATCATTGCCATAGAACGGCAAAATCTGTGTATTGATGGCTTCTTCCCGGCGGTTGAGCCGTGGCATGATGACGTTCTGGGCATAGATGTACTGAGCCGCTTCGCTCGTGGCTCTGTTGCTGCTCTCCGTGATGCCCATGATTTCACGCGGAACACCAAAATGCTCAAGCACGGCATCCCGGAGGAACCTTCGCCCCTCCGTCATATCCATGTCGCGCATGTTCTCGGCCAGCTTCGTCACGGTCACGTTGCCGTCCACCGTGGCAATGCCGTGGGAGTTGAACGGTCCCCGGAAGCGCTCATTCCATTCGGACCTGAAACGGTCGCGCTGATCCTTACTGCTTCCCGGCATCGAGATCAGCGTGGTCGGAGTGGCATCGTTGTAGAAGAACTTCTTCTGGAATTTTGCCGCGTACTCGTCCGTCTCGATCTCATCTGCAAGGGACTCTGCCGCACCGAGACCTCTTTTGTAGGGGTCAAGCGGGTTCAGTTCTTTCATGCAGAAAATATCGTCCACCGGGATTTGCCGGATGAGTCCGCCGGTCGTTCTGATTTCATAGTAGGGGTAGCCCACATAGGGGGTCTGCTGCACCCAATGTGTAGGGAGCGGCCACAGCTCCACCGGACGACCGAGGGCATCAAATTCATAGACGAAGTAGCCCTCGCCCTTGAGTTCCAGATAGATCTGCTGCAACCGCCAGCACGCACCCCAAGTCATTTCATAGAGGGGGTTCGGATGCGCCATGAAATTCAAAAAGGGATGGTCCGTGATTTCCACTTCTTCCCCGTTTTCATCCTTGCGGTACAGCTTACCGGCGCAGGTGGACAGGTCGGAAGCAATGCGATCCACAACCGCCAAACGCGGGTTGCGGCCAAACATTTCCAGCCAGTCCCGCGTATTGCGCTCAGGCGGCGTAGTGTACCGGGGCAGCATAACGCTGACGTTCCCGCCATTGTACTGCCGCCCAACGGCATTGCGCCGTCCGAATCCAAATACTGCCATGTTTCTGTTGTTTCCTCCTATCCGATTTCCCATGTGTAGGTGATGGGCTGATACAGGGACAGCGCCACGGCATCCGCCCGGTCAGGGCTGGGCAGGCCGCGCCGTTTCATAATGTCCTTGCTCTCCAGCTTCAGCTTCGGCGGTGTTCCGGCAAAAGCGTACTTTCGCGTGGAAAGCTGGGCAATCAGCTCTGTATCATTGGGCAGGTGTAGCCGCCCGCTCTGTGCCATGTCACGAACCAGTGACCACATCCATGTGGATATGTCGGCATAGTTGGCGGCTGCATCCTCCTGCGGCACGGATGCGCCGAAGTTCACCGGGATAACCTCAAGCTGGTTCAGCCCTCTGGCTTCCCTTTCATGGCGCAGAATATCGGTCACGCCGCCGCCCAGACCGGTATCATCAATGATGGCATAGACCATGCCGGGGTACTGCGGGTACTTCTCCAGCAGGAAAAGATACTCAAAGATGATGTCCTCTGCCGTTGCCCACAGATCCTGTCCGTTCCGAATTTTCAGTTCCTGAACGTCAGCATCTATGTTGGGGGCAATGACGGTGCAGTCATCACCAAAACGGGCAACGTCACAGCCGATGGAGAGTCGCACCGGGCTGTCATGCGGAAGCGGCTCATTCATGGTGGCCTTTTCCGCAATGTAGCTGGGAATGAACACATCACTGTCCGCGACCGGCGGCAGGCCATCCACACGGACGCGCACCACATTGGAATTTTTGCCGTACTTCTTTTCGAGGGCAGCTATGTTTTCCTTGCTGGTGCGGGGGCTGTCCCGGCTTGATACCGTCATGCAGTACCAGTCCATGCCGTCCCCTTGGAAGCTCTCAGCAAAGCCGCCGGTCGCCTTTGTGGGGTTCCCGCAGTAGAGAAGCCTGTTGTTGGCACCGGTCAGGGTGCCGCCGATGGCATCAAGGATGGGGTCAGCAACACCGGATGCTTCGTCCACCACGAAAAGCATATTGTCTTCGTGGAAGCCCTGCAGGGACTCAGGCTTTGTAGCTGTACGCGGGACGGCAAACCAGCGGCGGTCATAGCCGTTCATGTATACGCGGGTCTTCGTCCATGTGAACATCATTTGAAGCACCGGGCTTGCGTCCAGCCACTTTGCCATTTCTGCCCACAGGACGTTGTCCAGCTGTTGCATCGTGGGTGCGGTGCAGACGATGCGCGGGTAGGAAAAACAGGCAATGAACCACCACATAAGATTGGCTTCCAGTGCCGTTTTGCCCACGCCCTGCCCGGAACGGATGGCAACGCGCCGATGCTGTGATACCGCCACAGCCGCTTCCCGCTGCCATGGATCCGGCTCAAAGTGAGTCACTTCCTTGAAAAACAGGAGCGGGTCTTTGCGGTACCGCGGTATTCTTCTTTGGAAAAACTCACGGCGCGTCATCGTCCATCTCCTCTGCGGCCTGAATGGCTGCTACCCAGTCGTCAACCAGTTCACTCTTTCCGCCGCCGCTCATGCTTCGCAGTTCGGCCAGCTGTTTGATGCACTGGGCTTTCTGCCGCTGTACATCAGTCAGGAGCTTGTTCAAGCGCTCTATGATGAGGTAAGACGCTTCCAGAGTGGAATTTGTCAGGGTTTCATTGCCCGGCAAACGCTCCCCGGCGGCTACTTTGGCATCAATGGCTTCCACATAGGACTGCAAATCGTTCTTTTCCTTTTCAGTGTCACCATCCAGCCGCTTGAAATTCCTGCTTCTCTTGGATGTGGTCTGCGTCTGAACATAGGCTCCCTCTTGAGAATAGTGGGAGATACGTTCCAGCAGATAGCCCTCGCGGGCGGTCAGCAATTTCAGCTCATTTATGAGCAGTTCTTCTGCATCCACATCTTCGTCACAGGCATCCAACAGCTGACGGTGTTCCTCTGTCCAGCTTCGGAACATCAGTTCAGACCACCCACCATGCTTGACGGCATTGCGGTTTCCCTTTGGCGCACCTGCTCCAACGGCATTGACATTTCCCGGCGGCGCGCCCTGTTTTGGTCTTGTTTCAGGGTCAGGTGCGGCGGGTGCATCCTCTGGGTGCAGGGTGCGTTTTGCGGGTGCATCTGCACCCTGCGTCCAGTAGCGCTTGCGCCATGACTTTACTGTGTTGATAGACACATCCAACTTCTTGGAAATCTCGGTGCAGGACAGCCCTTTTTTATACAGGGTGTAGCCTTTATCCCGCTTGTCCATCTACATAGTCACCATCCTCCTTTGTTTGTTTCTGCTCAAACTGGCAGACGGAACACAGAGCGCACGCTACACGATGCCGTCAGCGGCGGTCTGCATTTCTTGTGAAGAAATAGAAAAAGGGAGTATCCAACAGCGCCAAACAGGCTTTCAGAAGATACTGCCCGATGATGATACCGATAAGCTGCATCCGGCCCTCGTGGGTATGCACCCAGCCCAGACCGAAGCCGAAGCTGATGACCGCATAGATCACCGTGTCCCAGATCTGGCTCGTGATGGTGCTGCCGTTATTCCAGAGCCAGCGGCCACCCTTGGTGCTGCCATGCTTGGCAATGTAGCGGTCACGGATTGCATGGAATACGGCCACATCCCACGACTGGGAAACGAGGTATGCGGACAGACTGCCGATGACGAAGATCCAGTTCTGCCCCAGCAGGGTTTGATAGGCATTGTCCATGACGGCATCCGTTGCAGGAAAAGCGCCGGTAATCATAATGCAGGCGGTGGCAAAAATCTGGCCGATAAAGCCATACTTCACCACGCGCTGGGCCGTGGCCTTGCCCCAGATCTCGCCGATGATGTCTGTGCAGAGGAATGTGACGGCATAGGTGATGGCACCGCCGCTCAAAGCCAGCTCAATGGGGCCGATATGCAGGCCGGTGGTAATGGTGCGCGCACCGGTTACGTTGGCAATGACGATGCTGATTGCAAACAACGTAATCAGGATCACCAAATTTTCGTTTGTCTTTTTCATTTTTGCTCCTATTCTTGTGAGCCTGCGGCTCGTGTATATTTCTGTTTGCAGATGGTGGCGCACAGGCTGGCTCTCGCTCCATAGAGAAGTGTTTTATCCGTCAGCTCCAGCCCCCTGCCTTCTGTAATGATCCTCACCGCGGATAGCCGCTGTTCTATGAGGTCTTTGCGGAACTGGTTGATGTGCGCCTTTTGGTTGCCATCATCGAACCAGCCATATTTGACCCCGGACAGCCAGCTGGTGCTGTCTGCAGAGGTACAGAAGCTGTTCTGTGCAATCATCTTCACATCGGTGCATCCCAAAAGGTGGATGTCGATCTCAGGTTTGCGGTTTTTGATGTAGTGGGTCAGATAGCGGGTGTCTTCCCGGAATGTCTTCGGCTTGATGATTCGCAGTTCCGGGATGCTCAGGGCAATGTAGTCGCTGAAATCTATCAAGCTATCCAGTCCCCGCATCCCATCCTCAAAATGGAATACGTTGATCTGGGGGTTATCCAGCAGCTTCTTCATCCGCTCCCGGAAGTACCACGCTTCCCTTACGCCCAGCACTTTCTGGCAGTCCAGCTCGACACAGGTACAGCGGAGATTGTTCTGCTGCACGAATGCTATGAGCTTGTCCTGCCACTCGGTCAGGCTTTCCAACGTCTGTGTCTGCCCTTTCCCGGCACCAAACATCAGCGTGAACAGGCCACTATCCTGTATCACATGGCGGTTGACTGTATCCTGCACACGGATTACATGGTCCGCCGGGAGCCGGAAATCATCATCCGGGCGGCACTTGAGAATGTACTTGTAACAGGAAAACAGCCGGTATTTGGTTTGTGCTGCCAGCAGAGCGGCGTAGAATATTTCTCCGCCGTCGCTCCCGGCAAAATGCACTTTGATGTTGTTATCGAACAACTCGCGCACCCCCAAACCCATCTTCAAGGACGGTGCAGGATGTGGAGTTTTCAAACTGGTTCAAGATTTCAGCGGCGATGTCCTCACAAGAGCGCCGCCCAAAATGACAAGCGCCATCCTCATCCCCATACTTGGAGAGAAGATAGCGCTTGATTGCATTCTGTTGGCTGATGATTTCTATTTCACGGTTTGCATTGCGAACTGGAAACTCTGCCGTAATAAAAAAGATATGACGGTGCGAGTTTTTGAGATATGCGAGTTCTCCATCAGCCTCCGGCCAGCAGTGAAAGCCCTCCATCTGAAGTGCGCATATCACATACTGTGTCATGCCGCATCCTCCAGACGGTACGCAAAGCCCATGTCCTTGAGAACGTCCACGAGGGTGGTTGCGTCCTGTTCAGACAGATCGGGCACAATGACGGTCTTTTTCCCGCCGGGCTGGACTGCCTGCACCTCATTGGGTGCGGGTGCAGCGTTTGGGTGCATCTCTGCATCCTGTGCCGGGGCTTCCGGTGCAGGGGCGGCAGCGGGTTCCTCGGCCTTGGGCTTTGCCTGAACCCCGGAATCAAAGAAATTATTGATATAGGGTTCAGAGCCGGGAAGCTCGTACTCATGGCCGCTCTCCGCAAAGGATGCAACCAGTGCGTCAACCTCATGCTGGTCGAAGCCTGTCACCTCAACATCGAAGCCGGCAGAAAGATCCTGCAGGACGGCAGACAGCTTTTCATTGTCCCACTGGCCGCTGATTTTGTTCAGCGCCAGATTCAGGGCCTTTTCATCCTCAAGGGACAGCTGCACCACACTGACATCCACTTCCACCGCGCCGGTCGCCGCCAGCACTTTCAAGCGCTGGTGACCACCAATCACGTTGCCAGTCTTCTCATTCCAGATGATAGGCTCAACACAGCCGTACTTTTCGATTGACCGGGCAATCTTCTGATATTCCGGGTCGCCGGGCTGCAAATCCTTTCTCGGATTGTAGGGTGCTGCATTGAGCAGGCTGATAGGTACTTTTCTGATTTCCATGAATTGCTCCTTATGATGACCTGCTTTCAGACAGCCCCGGCGGCGAACCGGGGATGACTGGAAGCACGATTTCCCGCGCAAAGGAGCAACGCGGGGCGAAAAATCCTCCTTTCCATAAAAATGGCGGCGCACATCAGATGATCTGCACCGCCCGGCTTTGTTTAGGATTTTGTAGCATAATAATACCATGCCTTGCGCCTTGCGTCATCAGAAAGCATTGGAAAGCATTCGTACCGATTGGAAGTCATTGGAACCCATCAGAAACCATTGGAAGTCATCTGACAAACTACGCTTTCCACCCGTGGCAGGCAAGCAAAAGAAAAAGCCGCTGAATCAGCATTTTCACACTGAAGCAGCGGCTTTTTGAATTTGGTTCAGGCTATCTTTTTGAGGTAATTATATGCCATCTTGCACACTCCGGCTTCGGTATAGTACCGTCCGAGTGTTCCTGCGATCTCTGCCCATGAGCGGCACCGCACGAAACGGAGCCTGAAAATCAGGCGCATCCGCGGGTCTGAAATCGACACGCAGAATTCTTCTATTGCTGGAAGCACCCTCTCGGCTTCGGCTTCAAGCTCTTTGATGCCGGCATCCAAATCTGCCAGGTCTGCGGCCAGATCACCAACCTTGTCACGAACACCGGGAGTATGGGGCATTCCTGACAGTGACGGGGATGCTGGCCCCATCTTCTGGCACATGTTCTCGTAGATTTCTTTGTCCTCATCAATCTGCTTGCGAAGCGTTAAGTATCTGGACAGCTCTTGCACCGTCATACCTGACCTCCAGTAATATGTGCGCGGCCTCCAATTTGTAGAGGTGCTACCCAATTATTTTAGCACATTTTACGGCAAAAATACAGGTCTTGCAGTCGGATTATTTACGGATGAACGGGCAATCCACGCCCAGCCAGATAGGCGGCTGTCCATTGCCGATCACCGAGAACCACAGCCGCCCGGTCAGCAGGAGCTTGATGCGCTCCCATAATGTAAGATGCCAGCAGGAGATCACCTGTCCCTCTCCCCGGAAAGCTGGAAGCGCTTCGCACTTGTCTTCCATGCCCTCCGGCGGGTTATAGGTGATGTTCTGCTCACGGAATGGAATAGGAGTCATGCGCTTTCCTTTCTGGCGCGAATCGTCACGCCCTTGGGGGTGATCGTCACGACCGCATTCAGCGCCCGCGCCGCATCCACCATCGTGTCCATCCGAGGATTTCCGTAGAGTTCCCTGTAGCCCATCAGGTTCCGTGCAGTATGCGGGGACAGCCCTGACTTCCGGCTAAACTCGCTGAGGGTCATCCCCCGGAGCTTGCGAATCTCATTCAGTGTCATCATCGGCCCTCCTAAGCGCCACGCTTTCTTCTTTCAGCCAGTCCTTGATGCAGTGGAAGCAATGTTCTCTGCTCCGGCAACGGCTCGTCTGCTTCCGCTGGACGAATTCACAGAGCAGCTGGGTGAAGTTTTCCCGGATGTCTGCATCCGACATCGAGCGGATAAAGTCACCGTTGGTCATTTCTGCGGTTCCTCCATCAGCTCCATCAGCCGTTCTTTGGCGCGGGTCAGCACATCGATTTGCCGCCGGGCTTTCTTCTGTGCTGCCGGCATGGCCGCTTTCAGCGCCGGGGAGATTGCATTGAACACAGCCCCCGCATACCCCGGCATATTGGCGGTGCGCTCTGCATCGGAGATCAGCTCCTGCAAATCAGTGAGGAGCTGGACATCTTTTTGAAAATTTGACATCAGGCATCCCCCTTTATACATTCTGAAAGCGGTTGAAGCACTGGACGTTGTTGCAGAAGCGCTCTGTCCCAATAATTTTCAGCGGCTTGCCGCAGTATGCGCAAAAGGTCGGACTCAACTTCACGCTTATCGACCGCGGCGTTTCGGGTTCACTTTTCGTCCCACCATGCTGCATCAGGTTGATGCCGCACATGATGGAGCCGGGTTCAACTGCTTCCCAGCAGTACGCCCTCGCCTTGCATATAGAACAATCTCTCATATTGCCATCACCCCACTTAAATCAGGAATGCAGGGATGAGAAGAAACCAGAGGTATCTTCCATCCCTTGTCACATAAACAGAAATGGAGATTGCAACGCACACAGCAATCCACTTTATGACATCGGTGATCTGAATCCACTTCATTCCGAATCTCTCCTTTCCTCCACATAGCACCAGCTCTGCGGCGCTTCATACAGGATGCAGCCATTGACTGCACAGGTGGGCGGCTCCATATAGTTGCCAGACGGTTGATAGTTCTCGCAGTCTGCATTGCCGCAAACGCCAGTCCCGTTCATGCCACAGAAACCGTGCCGGGAGAAATCCTCCAGCTTGAGCGGCTCCTCGTAGAGCTTCAGCTGAGAGATCTGCCAGCCATATACCGGCTCACCCTGCGCATACTTTACGATTTCATCAAGGGTCAGGCAGCTTTCGTACAGCGCCGGGAAACGCTTGATGCTGATGCCCTTGCCGATCGGCCTGAACACATCAAAGCCGTTGCAGACGAACTCGCCGAAAACAAGGCCGCTACCACGACCGCCATCCATGGTCTCATAGATATAAACCTTGAACGGCACTTCCAGCTTCGGGCAGGTCTTGCGGACCTCAACCGTCTTGCGCCCCCGCCGAATCAGGTCACACCACTTGGGCTTGATGCTGATAAGGACTGCTTTCATGTGCACACCTCTTCTTCCAAATATTTTTTATCGTAAAACATTCCGTCCTCGGAAATGTCAAACTCCTCATGCTCCCAGTATGCGCCGCAAAAACTGCCGCATGATGCTGTCATCGAATTTATGGGACCGGCATCGGTGACGATGTACCGTTTGGACAGTTTCCCGTTCATCAGAACTTTGTAATCTCGTGATGTCTGATAATACTCGGAAACTATAATTTCCCCGCCGCACTTCGGGCATCGGCCTCGAATCGTCCCTTTCACGTTTCCGCCTCCTTTTTGTTTTCTTTAGCTGGCTGCCGCTTTTCATTTTTGAGGCGTTCTTGCCTCTTGTCCTCTTTTCTGCCAAACCACTCGTTGATTTCGATTATGAGAACCACGAGCCCTCCACTCAGCAGCGCAAGAGCTGTCGGAACAACCCACTCAACCAGGATATATTTGCTCATGGCATTTCTTTCTCCTCTTTTATCGTCATGTCGATTTTTTGGAGCGAAGATACCTCAACTGAATCTAACCCGCCGTGCTGTACCAGCGCGTTTAGCAGCTTGAACTCTCTCGCAAGTTTTCTCTTTGCAGGAACGCCCGTCTTTCCCTTTGTCGTCTCGTAAAGGGCATCGGCCAGCAGGCGAACTTCGTGCTTTGACAAATCCACGGTTGCGGAGCCGCTTCTTTTGACCGTGTCGTCGCGGCTCTCTAATGAACAAATTCTCATGCCTGCCCGTCCTTTGCCTGCAATCCCTCGTCGATGACGCCGAGGTCATAGCCGCTCTGGACGAACTTCATGCACAGCTCGTGTTTGATGCCGTTGCCGAGGTAGGTGTAGATGTACTCCATGTCCTCCTGCGTGAAATTGGTGTCAAGCAGCTTGTTGATGCCATCAAGATGCTCCTTGCGCAAAGGCTTCGAGTAGCCCTTGCTTGCCAAACGGGAGCAATTCTCGATGATTTTGACTTTGAACTCGTCCGGGGTGCTGCAGTGGTTGAGGCTGATGTATGTGTTCGTCCTCGGGACGAGAATCAGCTCGAAGTTCATGGTGACGTAGGCTTTCGGGAAAGCGCGCTGAATCTTCCCACACCACGGGGCTGCGAACGGGCTAAACCACGGCAGCATATAGCTGCGGAGTTCCTGCTGGCTGACTGCTGGGGCGTCCTGAATGTGGTCGATGCAGTGCTTAATGGACTCCCACTCTACGAGGCTGTCCGCCTCCTCGAGCCATCCGTTGAATACACGGACGATTTCCTCTGCGTTAATCGGTTTCATGTTGCTCCTCCTTTGGCGGTATGGGCCACTCCATCCAATATTTGATGCGCTCCGGCCTAATCGGCCAGATTCCCTCGCCTCGCATGGTCGGACGTTCCCACAGCTTTGTTTTAACACTTCTGAAATTTTCAATATGATAGTACGCCTCGAACGGTTTGCAAAATCCGTCTGTCACAAGAAACGGGCCTAACCAGTATTGGTCTTTTTCAAACCGTGGAGGGTCAGATTCAGCATCGTGCCACTGCTCATTTCCATCGGCTGTCTCTCCATCGCAATGAGGTAAATCTGCTGCCGTCGGGGTGTTTTCCACAACGCAAACAAGCTGCTCCACCTCGTTCTCCATGTCCGGGTTATACCATCCGCCCAGGATTTCCGAGGCAAGGTCGCGGAGTCTCTGGATTACGTCCTCCGCGTAGACCATACGTTTTTCGCTCACGACAATTCCTCCGTTTCGTCCTCAAGTCTGTCCCCGCAATAGGGGCAATACTTGAAATACCCGATAACGTGAGCACCGTACTCCCAGCCAAGACAATGATTGCAGCCATCGCAGAACACACCGTCTTTGGTTTCTGGTACATATCCACGGATGATGTGTGCCGTGGGCCGCAGCGTTTCCGGGTCAACGGTCGGAGCCGCCTGAATCAGCCCGAGTGGAACCGCGTGACACGCAGAGCCCTTCGGCCCGGTGATGTAGATGGCCTTTTCTTCCAGTTCGTTGGCGTCAACGAGCCTTTTTTCTGCCATTCGTGATAGCCTCCTTTACAAGATTTAGAGCACGTTCTTTGAGTGGAACACACTGGCAGAGCCTCCGCTTTCCTGCCTGTCTTAGTCTTACGCTGACGACTTCGATTTCGTCACACTCGCGGTGTTTCTTCCGCCCTGCTTCGTGTCCGAGGTACTCTGCCTCTTTTTGGTCGTCTGCCATGACTGCGACGCCGAAGTAGCAGGTGGAGTTCTCTGTCCTACCCTCAAGGAACACATCATACCTCGGCATCCGGTTCCTCCTCGTATTGGTGGACATCGACGAAGATGGCTTTCTTCCACGGGAGCGCATTGTATGCTGCCCGCGTCTCCTCATCCGTCATGTTGTCAACCAGCTCCGGGTCATAGCGTTCGTAGAGAACGTCGTTCATCTCGCAAATGTCGTCCTCCCGGTAGTAGGTTCTTTCTTTGCCGATGATGAACTCCTGAACCGCGCTCTCTCCCCATGAGCCAAGCCAGCAGTAATACTCGTCGCCGCCGACCACATCCCCATCTACACAGGGGATGACCGGGAGCTCCGGGTTTGCCTGCATAAGCTCGAGGAGCTGCGTGAGCTTTTCGCTCTGTTTCATGTCATCCCATCCTTTCTTTTCCGGGGCTCCGCCCGGGTTGCTTTCTGCTCGGCGGCCTTGTGCCATACATAGGCCGCAACAACTATTACTGACAAGGCGACGGCCGCAAAGGAAAGCCAGCAAGTTAAGGTTTCCAGCAGGTCGTCAAGCTCTAAAAGAACCTCGTACATAGTCACCACTCCTTTACCTGAATTTCTTCTTGAAACTGCGCACGATGGCCCGGTGCGTCCACCTACGGCAGTATGGGTTTCGGACGCTCCCGTCGTACTCCTGTTTCATCTTCTGGTATGCCGCCTTGTTCTCCGCATACCGTTCGCAATGGTCGTGGCATCCCGGGTGTCTGTCCGGGCACTCTTTCGGGCAGATAGTCATAAGCCGAGCATAACGCTGGCCCGTTTCCGGGCGGCCGTCATGGTTTCGTCGTACTTTGCTGCGCTGTATACCGCGAGCGGGGCCACCGCCCGTCCCGCTCTGGCCCTCCTGAATATCTCCGAGTAGACAGCGGCCGTCTCGTATACGCTGGGGCCTCTGCCCGGGGTCGAAAGCATCCCCTTGCGGTCGTCGGTGTCAGCGACGCGGAGGTCCTCTTTGAGGGCGTCCTGTACGCATCTGCGCAGACGGTCGAGAGCGAGGTCCTTATCCTCTTTTTCCCACTCGAGGTACTGCTTGTAGTTGTTCATGGAGTTCTGCTTGAGGCGCGCCAGCCGGTCTTTCCCGTAGCCAAACGTCTCGTGGCAGGTGGCAGCCATAACGAGCCACGCGATTTCTGCGCCCTGATTGCTTGCCATGCGGAGCTGCTCCTCCCTGCGTCCTCTCGGAGCTCGGTCAACCGGCAGCCGGACCTCAAAATCACAGATGCCTTTGAGGTTCTCCCTCATGGCGTCCGTTGCATTCTTGCTGCTGCCGTAGAGGATGGCCGTCTGGTATTTTTTCTCAAAAGCGTCCATCTCGTTACACGCCCGCAGGAGGCGGGACGCGCCAATGCCGTCGTCTTGGTGCATGGAGACGACGATGCACCACATAAAGAGCTGGGCGGAGCGGTCGCGCTGGTCCTCACGCTCCTGCTGGATGTTGTGTGTAAGCACTTTCATCATCCGGCCCTCCTCACGTCGTATAGCAACGCTTGGCCGGGTTCCACGTGAGCTTCGGGATGCTCCGGCCGCAAACGCAGGAGAACTTCTCGTTTGCGATTTCGGCGTCCTCGACGTTCGTCCGACCGTAGCTCACTTTCTTGCAGTCCGGGCAGGTGAACTCGAACCGCGCCAGCGCGTCCAGCGGGATTTTCGCGCCGCACTTCCGGCACTCGTTGGTCGTTTGCGGTTCGCGCAAGAACTGTACGAACTCGTTCTTGCATTTCGGGCAGCGCAGGAGCATGAGGCCCTTTGCGCTGGGGCAGTGGCGGGAGCCAGATTACCGGCTTCTCGGGGGGGGCTTTCTTATCCGCCGTGGAAACTACCGGGGCTGCCTGCTTCGGCTCGCTGGTGACGCTCTTTTCCGCCTCCGGCGCGCTGTCGCCATTGTACAGCGTCGTGGTCTTGGCGATGGTCTCGAGCGTTTTGAGCGCGGTGTTGAGCTCTGCGGGGCTCTTACCGGTCAGCGTGACGCTGACATCCGGTTCTCCCTGAAACTTGAAAATTTCCATTGAGACTTCAAACTTCGTACTTGCCATGTTGGTTATGCCTCCTGCTTCTTTTCTTTCAGCTTGTTCGACGGGTCGAACTTCCTGCCATCCTCGACGCCGCGCCATGCTGCGTCGAGCTCTCCAACCGTCTTTGGCTGGGGCGTCTTTTTGAACTCTTTCGGCAGTCCAATCTTTTCGAGCTCGTCTTTGACCTCTTTCGGAACTTTCAGCACAAGGCCATATTCTTGATTTTCCTGATTCTGTCTTGTGAACGCTTCGTATACGCGTCTGGCGA